GCTCTCTGCATGAACAGAGCTACACAACTGTCCATTGCTACATCCAGATTGTCTGCTTCTGCTCTCAGATCCGCCGCATTTCCTGTGACTGTCTCCCACATATCATGGATAATGGCCGTTGTTCCCTGTCCCATGATACGCTTATCACACGCCTGCAGAATCGTAAAGGCAATCGAATGACATCCGCCCATTACAATTCCCGTCTTATAAGATCCATGCTGTTGAAGCATGTTGTAAATGGCTGTCCCCTGGTCCACACTTCCACCATTGCTGTTGAAATAGATCTTAATCTCATCTGTTTCTGGAATGGCATCCAGAAGTTCCTTGAAATGCTTGGCTGATGTCTCAGAGTCATCATACTGCCATGTATCCCAATTGAACGGACCGATTTTTCTAATCTCATCAAAAATGAAAATCTCATGCACGTTATCCGTTTGCTGGAATCTATACACAACTTTTTTCTGTTCCATGTTCTTTTCCTTTCCCTGTTATTACTGTTTAACGGACAGCTCCGAGATAATTGGATCACCTCCTATGAATCAGGTTTCTTGTGCCGCATTGTTGCTTCCCTCCCCTCCGTAATTCTTTGTCAGAGCTCGCTCTGTACTGAATTCTGTATTGAGTAACGGATATCCGACCATCCCTCTGATTTCGTCGAGATGGAATCCAATTCCTCTGAGTTTATCAAGATTTACTGCACTGTCTACAACATCAACATGCTTAAAGCGTGCAAGCCATACCATGACTTTCTCGTTTTTACTGCAGTAATCATCCTCTCCTACAACATAAGCTGTCAAAGTATCATTTATCACTTCTGCTACCGGACTGACAGCATATGTGATAAATTCATTTGTTGCATCTGATTTTTCTGTGATATTGCCATTAAATACAGCCTCTGGAATGTCAAAAGCATTTGCCACCTCGTTATTGATCTGCAAAGCCATCTTTGCCAGTTCTTCAGCTTTCACTGTTGTATTTATTTGCATCTGTTCCACGGATACATTCTCTTGTTCTGTCAAAACTTCAAGGGTATCTGACGTCAGTAGTTTTTTAATTTTTAAAACATACTGGTCTTTTGTCATTACCTTGTCTGTACCATCTGCCTGCTTTTCTCTGAATGATAATGCATTCGTTCCAAGCTTCAGTTTGAATCTTGGTTGGCTGGACAGCTGCATCATTGCATTAATGGAATCCATCGTCTTATCAAATTGCCCTACTACATTCTGTAAGTACAATCGGATCCTTGCATTGTCATATCTTAGATGAATCACTTCATCAGATTGAAATGTGCTGGAAATTGTAAGATTTTCACCTCCGCAGCTTAACATCGCATCTTTGTAAACTCGCTTCAGCATCACTTCATTTGTGTGTGACCATGATGTTGCTCTGTAATATTTACCATTTAGCGGAATAATCAGAGCTTCTTGTTCTGTTAGTAGCTGCTTAACCACTTCCGTCCAGAACACTGTTCCGCATTCATGGTCATTTGGCTGTACATTTAGCCTGTATTCTTTCTTATTTTTTTCTTTGCTCTCCGTCTGGATCAGTATGTCAGACTTCGCTATTGCCTTGGCGATCATCATAATTGCTTTCTCAATGGCAAGCTTTGAAAGATTCAGCTTTTCCATGTCAACTGCAATGATTTCTGCCAAAGACTGTATCTCTTTGTTTCTATCTTGGAATAAAAAATCAAACATTTTCTCTTTCTCCTATTAAACATAGATTATCTGAACTTCCAGCTCATCCTTGCAGAACATAGCCACATCGAAGGCCATAAATCCATCATTTTTTCTCAATTTCGGTTCTATCTTGCCGAAATTTTTATTTCCAAACTTATCCTCGCTCACGCTTGTGTTATTCGTGTACCACCGCATGATTGCTGATGGTCCGAAGTTGATCATCCCCTGTGAGAACATGGACTGGATGAACGGTGCGATGATCCCAGTGGCTGATGTTATCTTTCGAATCAGTCTGACAATGCCATGTGGATTCTTCTTGTCTTCAATAGAAATTTCTCTTTCTTCAAAGGCTTGCTTGAATAATGTGTATCTGTATGTGTCCATTGCAATTTTCTTTATATCAAAAATTCGCATCTGTTCCATGCACCAGTCAACAACCAGATTCACATCAATTACTGGTCCAGGAACAACTTCAAAGTCCTCAAATTCTGCTTGTCCAGCATTTCGCAATGGAAATTTAATAGAATCAATAAACGGAGAGTCTGCACAGATCCATGTGCGTTGTCTCCATATCCATTCTCCATCATCTGTCTTGGTCAGAACGCCCGCTGATACGAAGTCGCGCACATCCGCATAGTCAATGCCGATCACTGCTGCCTGTCCTCGCGTATCCAATGTTATCCGCGGAATTTTTCGTTCCAGTTCTTCCATTGTCTCGCCTTCATAACATGCTCTCAGGACATTTTGCCATGTTGTGACCGTCTCCTCTTCCTTTCGTGCCGATCTGTCCATTCGTTTTGTAATAAATTCAGCACGCTTTGACGGAATCTTCTTCATTTCCAGATAATCATGCATGATCTGATTCGCAAGAATCGGCATGTATTCCATTGAAGGGTTGGCCTTGTGCCATGCCTCCGGATCATCGATTTCTTTCATGTCATCAATCTCGCAAATGAACGGGAAGTACCCTAGCAGATTCTCTCCCGTCTCCAAAATCTCAGCGCACATTGCCGAAATTTCATCTAGTGGACCGTCTCTGACATATCCATCTGTTGTGATAATAAACTCTCTCGAATGCTTGACCTTACCAAAAGAGGATTCAAATACATTGATCTGGTCATAGTTCTCGTAGGCATGGATTTCGTTCAGGACAAGACATCCTGTTCGCTTACCATCCTTGGTCTTTGCGTTCGAAGTGTTGTATTTCATCTCCGATCCTGTTGCCAGGTTCGTGATAAGTTCCTTTGTGACCGAAAACTTTCCCTTGAATTTTGGATTATCATGTAGCATGTCATAAGCTACCTTGAATGTGTCCTTAACCTGGCTCTCTGAGTTCGCCACAATTTCAACATGGTAATTTTTCACTCCGTAGAGCGGAGTCTGAAAGAAATTTACCAGCGGCACGATGAATCCATCTTTACCATTTCCACGTCCTTCCTTGATGAAGAACTTTGAAAATACTGGAATGTCATCCACATACATAAATGCAAAGGCATAAATGAACTTTTGGAATGGAAATAATTCGTAGTAATTTGTTTTGCAGTACTGTAGACAGTTCCTATATGTTTTTTCATCAAAAAAAACATCGTTTCGCTTCAATGTCGGCTTCACGATGTTTTCTATCAGTAATTTTCTCTTTTTATTTATCCATTTCGGATGCTCTTCGGCATATTTGAGATAGTCGTCAATTTCCTTACAAGTAACCATCAGTCGGTTGCTCCGGTTCCGGAATTGGTTCTTTCAGCTTCAGGTCCGCAAGAATCTTTAACATGGTTGCTGTAGTCTTCTGCAGATTGACCACAGATTCATTCGCTTTTTCTACGCTGACACCATTCCCATTGATGGTTTCATACCGGATTCCTTTTTTTCTAATATCTGCAATCAGTTTCTTTTTCAATGACCAATAATATACATAATCATCAACTAAATCCTTATAGAATTCTGCGTTCATTCCACGCAACTTCAACTGCTTTACTAACGATTCTTTTATCTCCGTCTGTGTCAGTATTTTCTTCCTCTGAGTCAATCTTTTCACCACCTTTTTCACTCAAATCATGCCTTTTTTATCAATTTTTCACTTCTTTTTTCGCTCTTTTTAAGCCTTTTTTGAAGTTATCTGAAAACTTTCCTTCTTATAGTAAGTCCTGAAATTTGACCCCCCTGCCCTTTTCACGCGAGATTTTAAAATTTCTCCAGAGTCATGGCTACATCCCCGTTCTTCACTTAGGAAAAATCGCTGAGAATTTACCGGGGGGTCTATTTAAAAATTGAGGACAGCTGCGGACTCGAACCGCACATGCGACGGCTTGCACCGTCCGCTTGTCTCCTCCTAAGCTATGTCTGTCCTCAGTGTAGCTACCATCTTTCTTTGCTCGCAAGCTTCTTCTTTCTTTGGAATCTTCTTGGAGTCCTTCCATGTCGCAGATTGTGACACTTCACACATAGACTGATCAGGTTGTCATCTTCCAACCCTAGCTCCGGATGCTCTTTTAGTTCAACAATATGATGCACCTCTTCAGCTCTTCTGATCTTTCTGTCTTCTCCTTGCAGGATGCGGCCCGCTGCCACTGCATCCTTTAATCTCTTTCTGCAGTCCTGGCACTCATAGTGATCTCTCTCAAGAATCTGCATCCTCTTATGTTTCCATGCCGCTGCATTGTAAAATGCTTTTGCTTCTCTGTCTGTCATTTTCTTTCCCTCACGCACAAAAGACACCCGCTGGCATTCAGGTGTCTTTTCCAAGGAGTATTGTAGAAGTATCTGTCCGTCTTTCGACAATACCATATTAGCATGAGCAAAACTCCAGTGAACTCCACTCTTTAATTAATTTGAATCTTTTTCAGTGCTCTCCCATGTAACTCGTAGATCCAGCTCTCACTGTATTCCATGAGTTGTGCTATCTTCCACCACTCAAATCCTTTGATATACCTGTAGAACATAACATCTCTTTCGTCCTGATCATCTAACTCATTAATTCTGTATTCTATGTCCTTATAGGTCTGTACCTGCTTTACTCCCTCTTGATACAGCTTGTCCTCTCTTTCCTGAAGAGCTGCCGCGTAAGAACTTAGATCGCTTTGATTGGATCCATGTGGCATCCCATCATTATTCGATGAAGGATACATCTTCATGTTCCTGATCTCTTCAATCTCTAATTCGATCCTCTTGATTCTCTTCCCATGTTTTCTGTATGCCCTGAGATAGGTTTTCTTCCTGTCGTTCTCGTTTTTTACATTGTTCTCTTCCAGTCTCTTCTCCATTGGCATCATCTCCTATCTTGTACTTTCTCGCCAAGTATTCTGCTACATCTCCATGCCACAACTGCTGCCCCTGCGCTTCGATCAGATTGCCTGCTTGGTATGCCGGCCGGTGAAACTTCTTGCTTGCCTTCCGATCCGGCGGATGTTCTGCCATATCAGTATAATGTTCTTTTTGGTTCTGCTGGATCTCTGCTGGACTCCAGCGTGTGTCTGTACTTCTTTTCACTGTTCATCACTCCAATCAAGAGCCTGCCCACAAAATTTGCAGCGTGGGCATGATGCTTGTCCGTTCCATGTTTCAATTTTCTTTTGTCTCTGCTCCTCTAATGCTTTAACCGCCATTTTCTTTGCTTCGATGTTTTCTTCACTGTTGGATGTATCCAACCCCTTAATGATTCTGATTGCATCTTCAATATTCAACTTTCTTTCTCCCTGCTATATAATCTATGGACACATTATATGTATCTGCATATTTGATTGCTTCTCCTAGCGTCAGCCCTTTCCTTCCTGTTTCAAGATCTTGTAGTCTTTCCTCCTTCATGTCTAACTTGACTGCTGCCTCTTCTCTTGTCAGTCCTCTGATTTTTCTTAGATACTTCAGACGGTTTCCTATTGTTCCTACTGATCGTAATATAACCATTGTAATCAATCCCTCCTTTCACATCCCATGCACAAATATCACAATCTTCAGGACATACATTTGCTTTTATTGCTCTTTCGCACATCTCCATTCTTGTTCTTATGTCTTCCTCATAGTCCTTTATAATTCCAAGTTTCCTTAGAATCTTATAAAACAGTGACTTTTTTCTCACGTCTCTTTTTTCCTTCCGTCGTTCTTTCCATTTCCGCAGCCACTCAAGCTGTGCTTGATTCTCTTTCTCTTCTCTTGTCATTCTTCTCCTTCAAACACAATTACACTTTTTCTGATTTCTTCTCTGATATTTTCATGCAGCTCATTTAAATTCCATCCGTCAGCGTATGTAAACAATATATCTTCACCATCTTCCGTGAATGGTAAACCTTGCGCTACCCAAAACTTTGTACAGCTATCAAGACCAGTATCTTTGAAAATCTCGCAGTTATACAATTCTTCTAATTGCTTTTTAGAATATTTATTCTTCGTCTCTTTTTCCTCGCTTAACTACCGGAATGTCCGAGAATACCACCGTAGCCCGCTCGTTTTCGGATGCCGCTACAATCACAATCTCTATGTCATCATATCCAAGCATGAATTCCGGAATGAGGTAGATTCCGTACTGCTCGACAGCTCCGTGATTGTTCCTCATGTAGCCAGACACAAATTCTAACTTTTCATCCAACAGTTTGTGTGCTTCCTCTTCATCGTACCGCTTTGTCAAGTGTGTGATTGCCTGCTCTATGCTCAAACTTCCTGTCCACCAGAAAAACGGCTTAATTTCTTCGATATGCTCAAACTTGCTATCTGTTATAATCTCTTTCATCTGTTTCTCTCCTTCTGCTTCATCCACCTTACGCATTTTCTTGATATATTCACGGACTGTCTGGACCGTTGAAAGCACTCCGTCATAAAAAGGATCGATTCTTTCATGCTCTGCAATTGTTGCTTTTGTTTCCTCTTCTGCCTGATCCAGCCAATCAACCAAATCTCTCGCGTCTCTTTCTGTCATATCTTCTCCTTCTTTCCATTTCATCTCTTTCTTCGCAGTACATTAATCCCACATACTGTCCATAACTCATTCCTTCCTGTCTTGCTTTTGCATTTATCTCAGCTAATTCGCTTTTCCAAGCTGTTGATTTCTGTCTTTTTGGCACTTGTCTGCTCCTTTCTCCTCCCTGCCGCATCCAGGGAGGAAGTCTTTGTTGTCATGTTGCAGTATTGTGACATACTTTTATCTCCACGCCATTCAGCGGAGGTAACTATAAATAATTTTTCTTATATCTCGCCATCCACTCTTCTCTCGTATGTGTCTGCTCATATTCTGTCTG